CATCGATTATCGTAATGTGTTCGGTTCTGAACTCTTCAGTGATATCAAAAAACTTGAAAAGGGTAAGAACATCAAGGAAGAAGATTTCTCACTTGTGATTGATACGATCTTCCGAATTATCTATGTGCTTCATCGTCCATTCAGTAAAACATCCTATAACGATTTCTTGATGGCACTTGATTTTGGCATCTTAAGTGATACAGAAGAACTGGGTATCTTATCTCAAACCATCGGGGAGATGTTAGGCACTCTCCAAAAAGGCACCAAACCATCCCCACAGTCCAAATGATGAGCCCGAGTTTGGTGCAACTTCAAACATCATCTTTAACTTGGCTCATCTAGGCATATCGATAGAAGATTCAAGGTATTTTGATTTAACGACATACTTCGAATTGGTTCAACTAGAAATGAAAGTTATCTCTGGAAACAAATCTGAAAGACAGGCTTCACAAGCTGATATAGATGCTTTTTTTATCTAGGACTCAAATAAATTTATAAAAACACTCAATGTTTGGTATTATTAAAGTAACTATAACGTTGGTGGTGATAATTTGAGCAAGATATTTTTCCCATATATTTATCATGGAAGCATAGCACATAAGTATTATCTAAGGTTTCAATATAGAATACCTCAAAAATCTGAACCACAAGTATTCTCGACCATTTTTAGTACTGGAATAAGAGAATTATTTAAAGATGAGTTCGAAAATGCCTATATACATTTGCTTGATCAGATGCTACTATATGACGTTTGTAACATTCCTGTAGAAGATGTAATTTATCTGATTGGAACATTAGGGTATGAATTAACGATGAAATTAGTTCAATCACCTGGTATACAATTATTCGACTCTTTATCTAACCGAATAGGACTAGTTTATGGTCCACTAAATGAGTGGATGATGTTTAATGAGAAATCACCAGAAACAGAAGCATCAATTAGTATTCGAATAGATAAAATATATGAACCTATTAAAAATAAATTTGAATTCAGGTCCGAATGGAAAACACCATTAATCCAACTTTTCAAAAAGGCATACTTTATTAATGACTTAAATACGCTATTTAAAGAAACTGAGCTTCAAACGATTCAGGATATGCATAAGCCTGATGTTAAAAAAGTACTAGAGATGTCACCAGCTGTGACTTCTATTAATGTTAGCGAGCAGCAATATAAAGCTAATAGACTACTCCATTATCACTATCATAGTAGGATTGCATCTTTACTAAAATGTGACTATCTTTATGTGCCGGTTGAACTCGAAGGGGTTTATGATTATTATTCTCATTTAAATACTAGCAAAAAAGATAAATTAGGCGCAATATTCGAGAAAATCACAAAGTTAGAAAGAATTCCTGATATACCTAGTCTTATAAAAAATGGCGTTTTAACTGTTGATGATATATTGCAAATACGAGAGTCATCATCAGCTAAAAAATTTAGAAAATGGATTGATACCTTAAATAAATCTCAAGCAGAAGATATTGATCTTGATGAATATACTAGCCTTTATCATGAGGCATGCATGACGAATAATAAATTCAAAACTGCATATAACAGTAAGGCTGGAAGTGCAGTGCGTACAATTGGATTAGTTGCTATTGGAGCTGCAAGTTCTGGTTTAGGTTTAGGTTTAACTTTTGTCGATTATCTAGTAAGTGCTGGACTGGATGATTACAATCCAGCAAGTTATACTAGAGAGAATTTGAAGACATTTATTAATAAAAAGACAAAATAAAGTGACAGCATTTCGAGAAATCGAAGTGCTTTTTATTTGCAGTTAAAAGGAGGTGAGTAAAGATGGCAGAAACAGTCAAAGGGTTAAACATTAAATTAAGTCTTGATGGTAGAGATTTAGAGAATGAACTTAAAGAAATTCAATCAGATCTCAAAGAACAACAAAAGGATCTAAAAGCCATTAATGCAAACCTCAAATACGATAGCTCCAATGTTGAACTCTGGAAACAAAAACAATCTAAGCTCAATGACATCCTTCAAACGACTAAGAAGAAGCTAGAAACGCAGAATCAAGAACTCGAAAAAGCAAAACAAGCAGTAAAACTTGGTCAGATGAGCGAAACTGAGTTTAATAAACTAGCACGTAATGTATCCTATACGGAAGCTGAAGTATCTAAACTCAATAAAGAACTCCAAAATACGAGAGGTAAAATCACAGATTTATCCAATGCGAACTTTGAGAAGATTGGGAAGCTAGGCTCAACACTCACCAAGTCAGTAACTGTACCAGTTTTAGGCGCGATTTCTGCACTTGGTGCACTTGCTGTTAAGACAGCGAATGCTGCCGATGAAATTGCCGATACGGCAGCGAAACTTGGCCTAAGTGCAGAGAGTTTACAAGAGTGGAACTACGTTGCGAAGATTTCTGGAAGTTCGACAGAAAGCCTAAATAAGGCCTTTATTAAGGTTAATGGAATACTTGGAGATATTGCAACCGGTAATGGTGATAAGGTATCAGAGAGTCTTGCACAAATTGGACTAACTGTTGAGGATCTTAAAGGACTTAATGCTGATCAAGCATTTAATTTAATTCGAAACGCACTTTCTGGTGTTGAAGATGAAGCTCTAAGATTAGGTATTGCAAATGAGTTCTTTGGGGACAAAATTGGTACTGAAATTCTCCCAATGTTATCGCAAGAAGAATCTGCAGTAAATTCACTCAGACAAGAAGTTAGAGAACTAGGTATTATCACGAATGAACAAGCTGCAATTTCTGGGGAGTTTAACGATACAGTAGACCAAACCAAACAAGCACTCGGTAGTCTTGCAATGGATATCTCAGTTCAAGTATTACCGATTATGCAAGCCATGCTTCAAAAGGTTAGAGATGAAATCATTCCAACGATTAAAAGTTGGACTGAGAAATGGAGTAATCTTGATACAGGAACAAAACAAATCATCCTCACACTTGGTGCGGTGATTACAGCGATAGGTCCAGTACTTTCCATCATCGGAAAAGTAGGACCTATTTTAAATATAGTCTCGACTGCATTAAAGGCTGTTGGAACTTCAGGTCTATTTGCTGGTGCTGGACTTAACTTTGCTACACTTGGCATTGGCGCGCTCATAGCGATTATTGCTATGGCATTATTTCAAAGCGAGGAGTTCCGAGCATTATTATCAAGACTTGGTGAAACCTTAATGCTGTTGTTACCACCAATCATGACAATCGTGGATAGTTTAATGACTGCCCTCACACCGATTCTTGATGTCTTGATCGATTTAATCATCATGCTTGTTGAAATGTTAGTTCCCATTATTGAAGTATTGTTGGTGCCACTGATGACTCAAATCGAGTTCATCGCGGAATTATTAGAGATTGTTGCACCTCTCATCGAAATCATTGGTAAAGTCCTACAAGCCATTTTAGTTCCTGCCATCAAAGTGCTTCAAAAAGTACTAGAACCTGTCATGGCAGTGGTTCAAAAGATTGTCGAATTCTTAACTCAAATATTTGAATGGATTGGTGACTTGGGTTCAAAGATGGGTGATATCGCAGGTAACTTTGGCGATATGGTTGGAAGCATTACGGGAAACATCGGTGATTTTGCTTCAAATATGGCAAAAGGTGTCGGTGATTTTGTTGGCAATGCTGCAGATAAAGTTGGTAGATTCTTCGGAAAGATAGGTGGTTGGTTTGGCGATAAGTTTAACTTAAAGCAAACCCAGAGTGTAAGCTCAACAAGTAACGTGAATCGTTCGAATACGAATACAAATAATATCACCATCAATACCACATCACCAACCTTCGATATTGATTCCATCAACAGAGCTCTTGGAGGTAGTGTGATATGATTCGAAAAATCTATCTTGAAAATCCATCTGGAAATAAGTTCTATTTTGATTACCGCAGCGGCTGCTTAATCCATGCGATTAGTGGACTTGGTTTTTCACAAGAAATGACTTACCTTAAGTATGAAACATTCTATGACCGTGTAGATCAGTCACAAGGACTCACTGAGATTCAAGCAACCCTGACATTTCTTAAAGGGTATCTAGGATATACCGAATTGATGAACTATCTTAAACTTGGAGAAAAAGAGCTCAAACTATACTATGAAACGGATGATTCCGCTTTTTGTTTTGTAGATATCAAATCGATATCTAAACAAGAACTTGTCGCTGGAACACTACAAAGCCAGATTATCTTTCAGAAGTTATCCTTATGGTTAAAGAATCAACTCTATACAGTTAATGTTAATGAAGATACAGTTGGAAAACGATATACATACAGTTATCCTTATCGGTATTCAGCTTTCTTTGAAGGCAGAATTCATATCGTCAACAGGGGTGTCCATAAGGCACCTCTTTTAATTGAAATCATAGGTGCAGTAAATGACCCAGAGATTATTATCAGAAAAAACAGTACTGTGATTACGATGCTAAGACTTTATCACACGCAACTAAATGGTGAAATTCACATCTCTGCTATCCCGAATAACCAATACATTAGACAAATCGATAATGGTGAAGTCAATTCAATCTATGGTTCACAGGATTTTACATGTGATAATTTTCTGTTTATAGAACCAGGTGAGTACGAAGTGGAATTCAAACCAGGAGTCGCAAGTCCTACCACGTGTCGCATCACATTACTTGAAGGTTATCTGGGGGCATAGGTATGCAACTTGTATTCCTCGATAGACTAAACCTTGCTTATAAAGACTATGGCTATATCGATAAGGATTTTGAAATCATACTTGATTTAGTCATCATTCAAAAATCAACCTTCATGGTGAATAAGACAAAACTCAATGCTTCAATTGGAGATATTGTCATCCTAAAAGATGCACCGATTCACTTTATCGGTATTGTTGAACGATTAGAAGTAGCAGACAAACACCGAACATCGGTTCATGTACTTGATTTTAAAGAAATGTTTTCAATTGACGTTCCAGTTCAAAGTTTTACTGGTGACTTAGGGTTATACCTTGAAAATGTGTTATTAAGTCATTTTAAGGAAAGCGATGACACATTACAGAACTTTAGTTACCTTTCCATACAACGAGATGCAAGTGTTCAAGGAGAACTCTCCTTCGAAGCAGATAAGATTATGTCATTAGCATCACTCATGGAACTTATCACTAAATCGTATGGGTTAAGACTAACCTCAGAAGCAGTGTACTTAAGAGGAAGGGTGACTGGTATTATCTTTCGAATCAGTGAAGTGCAACGGGGAATCAAACTCAAGAACAATTATCAAGCCATTCAGGATTTGGTTGTCAATGATAGTTCCAGTCAAATGGTGAATAAACTCACTTATTATCCAAAGAGTGAAAATGTCTTATTTAAATCAACCATTGAGTATTTTTTATTAAGAAATGGTGAGTTAACTCAGGACATCAACCATTTGAATCGGTATCAGAGTGTCAAACCAAAAGCATTCTTTTATACGGATAGTGATTATCCATCTCTTCTAACCAAAGCCAGATCAGAGATGATCACATCGAAATTAGACCATAATATCACATTCACGATTAAAACCGATAATGATGTCATACAGCCGATGAAAAACATCGAACTAGGCGATTTCATCGAGTTTATTAACAACGACCAAATCTATGATTCGGTGGTCACAAGCATCAAATTTATTAACGGATTTCATCAGGCAACCATGACGCTTGGTGAATATCGCATTAAGTTGACCGAGAAGATTCAGCTTTTGAATAAGAGTGTGAGTTCAGCTGCAGGTCATGTTTCTATACAAACAACAGGGATCACAGATCTCGATGGAGGTGAATTCTAAATGGGAATTCAAAAAGTAACCTTTGATGGTGCAAATGTCACATCAAAAATTGATGCGGATTTGTATCATTTTTTATTTTCAAGTGATGTAGGTATTTTGAAATACGTGAAATCGCAGTGCAGTTATACCTTAGCTAACAACACGATTACATTTTTGGATGGCTATGTTGTGGTTTATGGACGAATTATCTATATCGAAAATCAAACAACGGTATCTGTAACACCAGATTCAAGCAAGTATGGGTATGTTGTACTTGGTGTTGATACACAAACGAATACAGTGAGTATTTACATCAAAGAAGCGGTTGGTACTTATCCTGTGCTTACACAAGCCAACCTTCAAATTACAGAAGG